GGAGTATGGAGTTGATCCTCGATAGATGCGAATTCACGGTATTTCTCCGCGACAGCATCTTCAGGGGCATCCATTTCTAGCTTTTTGGCAAATTTGAAAATTTGCCTCAAGCATCGAATGGACTCAACACACGGTTCATCCAAAAGTACACCACCGTCATTAAAGATCTTTGTGAACAAAGGCCTTAAAATGGTAGGACCGCTCTTGCGAAAGAACGGTAACCCTAGCAAGGGGCCCCAGTCACCACTCTCTAGCGAACTTTCCAATCCGCTACAAAGTGAAGGGAAATCAACGAGTAATACTCGAAGACCCCTAGACTTTAATGATAAGGCGACCTTATCAAGATCGCAGTGAAGTACTCCTTCATCGAGCTGAAGAATTTGTTCCACGTCTATGAACAGACCATGGAGCACATCCAACAGAACCGACTGTGTTTTCGCATTGTCCATAACACTTCCTTTTTGGTCGTGTGAAGACTGGCGTTTACCAGCTCCGGAAATGACCCGTTAAAGATGCTCAGCCGCCTCAGCTCTCGAAGTTATTAAGCTTCGCGATGTTGGCGGCGGTGCACATCCCTGCCACAGCGATAAGAGTATCATCGACTGCGGTAATATCGTCCGTGGAATAATGCGTCAGCGTAGCTGAAGCATCCCGGACATATTCGGGGGTAGTGCTCGTTGCAAAAACAGTCTGGCGTAGGCTGATATTGTGCCGCCACTTGCGGCGCCCATCAGCTTCAACCTTCAGTTCTTGCGAACGAATGAACATCTGGAAAGACTGAGTTGCCTCAACGAGGCGATACTCACTCTGACCTTTACCAGAGTCGATGCGGACAAGATTCTTGGCCACACCGCCAATGGTGACGGGTGTTGGGTCTGCGAAGGCCATAAATGGGCCCTTTCTTTGGTTTAAAAAGACGAACTTCCTGAACCCCTTGTAACCTTAAGGGAAGCAAGAGTCGCCAGGTGGGATGGTAGGAAAATATTAAATCCACCATCCGATCGGACGAAGGAAGGAGAGAACAGAGCACGTGTTTTGGTACTCCGTCCTTGTGCACCATCCGTTACAGCCATCCAAGATGGCTTTCCGGTTACAGTACACTCCGCGACGGTAAGCGTACGGCTCATTACAACAGCATCTCGTAGCTGGCATCCCTGCCGGTTTCCGAGTACTTTTATAATTGAGCCTACGTTAAAGAACCAATCCGAGAACCAGGACCAAGGCATAGCCTCCCATATCATAATGGGAAGACTATTGTCAAAGCCTAGCATATCGGAAAGTTCCGCACGCCGATCACCGCTCAAGGAAGCTCCGTAGCGAATAGGATCAACTCGATACCTCGCAGACCACCACTTTTCAAAAGTTGTGGTCGTATTGCAAGTCCCAGACACAATTTGCAGAAGAGACTGGAAAGTCTCCTTTGTATGTGACTGGTTCGAGTTGGCTCCTAATGAACCGCTCGCTCTTAGCTCACCATTCTTGACATTGTAAAACTTCTTCCGCCTCTTCTCGAGGTAGGAAGATAGATCCAGAATGTCAGATAAGTCGCTAAAGAACGGACGCCAGCCGAAGATATAGTTTAACCAATCTTCACCGGCGTGACGCACCGAGTAGTATTTGGCAAGCCTACGGTGGGATACTATCCAACCATTTGCAAGCCAGTACTCATGGAGCATCCGTGCACGGTTTGCTGCATGTCGCAGCATCCCTGGCACATCTTTAAGCTCGTACAAGAAATTGGGTAGCGAAACCGGGGGTTCCCCGGGATTCGCGTTAGCAATCGCTTGCGTTGCATCCTTGAAAGGGTACAACTGCCCAAGATGGTTCCTAATGACCTTAAAGAAATCGGCGGGATAGTCCGTGAAAGTCACGTTACTGTTTCCGCCTAGCCCATTAGATCCGTTCAGAATTATTGGTCGGTTCGTCGTTTTCGTCAACGTCAATGGGTTTTGGCCCATTGGATTGCCTACAACGTCCGAACAAACCTGAGTTCCCTCGGATTGCGAGGAAAGGGATGTTATCCCAAATCCTCGCCTGGACCCTGAGATGTAGTTACCTACGTCTCTCGTCCTAGTTCTGGGTATTCC